AGATTACTGCTATTGCTGGAGAGTCTAGTACTGGAAAGACTTTCTTTTCTCTCGCTGTGGTTAAGAATTTTCTTGATTCTAACCCCGATGGTTATTGTCTCTACTTTGATACTGAAGCCGCTGTTAACAAATCCCTACTTGAGTCTAGGGGTCTTGACCTCAGTCGGTTAGTTGTAGTCAATGTTGTGACTGTCGAAGAGTTCCGTAGCAAGGCACTCAAAGCAGTAGATATGTATATGAAAGCTCCTGAAGGAGATCGCAAACCTTGTATGTTTGTGTTAGACTCTTTGGGTATGCTTTCCACAGAGAAAGAAATTACTGATGCACTAAATGATAAACAAGTTAGGGACATGACCAAATCCCAACTGATCAAAGGTGCATTCAGAATGCTTACCCTCAAGTTGGGTCAAGCAAACATTCCTATGATTGTTACTAACCACACCTACGATGTCATTGGCGCTTATGTTCCTACAAAGGAGATGGGAGGTGGTTCTGGTCTTAAGTATGCTGCTTCTACTATCATCCACCTCTCAAAGAAAAAGGAGAAGGATGGAACAGAAATTGTTGGAAACATTATCAAAGCAAAGACTGCTAAGTCACGTTTAAGCAAGGAGAACAAAGATGTGGAAATTCGTCTTTATTACGATGAGCGTGGTCTTGATCGATATTATGGTCTTCTTGAACTCGGTGAGATTGGTGGACTTTGGAAAAATGTCGCAGGTCGATATGAAATCGACGGAAAGAAGGTTTATGCCAAAGCCATCCTCAAAGACCCAGAAACTTATTTCACTCCAGAAGTAATGCAAGCATTAGATGAAACTGCAAGGAGGGAATTTTCCTATGGTGAATCTTAATGATTTAATCAAGACGTATGATAATGCACTTTCACCAGAAATGTGCAACATCTTGATTGAACTTTATGAGACTAATCCTACTTACCATGAAAAACAAGAAATTAATGGTAATCCATTATTCACCCAGTTCAACTTCACTGATGCCTTAAATTATTCTAAGGATGTCGAATCACTGCATCGACATGTGATGTTAGAAATACATCGATACATGTATGATTATTTTCAACATGTAGATAGAAGATGTTTTCCTCTACGGTATGGTTTTGAGGAGTTAAGGATTAAAAAATATAAAAATGATGGTAAGGAAAAATTTCATACTCATGTAGATGTTAAGGATTATCCTTCCGCAAAGAGGTTCATGGCATTCATGTTCTATTTGAATGATGTTGAGGAAGGTGGCGAAACCGCCTTCACCGATTTGACAATTAAGCCCGAAGCTGGTAAACTACTAATCTTCCCTCCAATGTGGATGTATCCCCATGAAGGAAAGGCACCGATCAGCAATGAGAAATACTTGCTGAGCACTTATCTTCATTATGTTTGACATGGATCGAATTGAGATTACAATTTTAAGGAACCTCATCTACAATGAAAAATATTGTAGAAAAGTAGTTCCTTTTCTCAAGGATGAATATTTCGGTGAAATGTCGGAAAGGATCATCTTTGAGGAAATCTATAATTATTTCTCTGCCTACGATAAGTTGGCAACAAAGGAAGTTCTTTTTATTGAACTATCTAACAGGAGAAATATATCTGAAGATGAACTGACTCAGTGTAATCAGATTATCAAAAACTTTTCTGATGATGTATCTGATTATGAATGGTTAGTTGCATCTACAGAAACATGGTGTAAAGACCGTGCAATATATCTGGCTCTTATGGAGTCAGTGCATATTGTAGATGATGATAGTGGAAAGAAGAATAAAGATTCTATTCCACACATTCTTAGTGAGGCGTTAGGGGTATCTTTTGATCATAACGTTGGTCACGACTACTTTAAAAACTTCCAAGAACGATATGATTTCTACCACAAGTCCGAAGAAAAGATTCCGTTTGATCTCGAATACTTTAACAAAATTACCAAAGACGGTCTCCCTACTAAAACTCTTAATGTCGTACTCGCTGGTACAGGTGTCGGCAAAAGCTTATTCATGTGCCACTTGGCTAGCTCCGTCTTGTTGCAAGGACGGAATGTTCTCTACATTACAATGGAGATGGCAGAAGAGAAAATTGCTGAACGAATTGACGCAAATCTCCTAGACATTAATATTAGAGATCTTGCAGAAGTTCCCAGGCAATCTTATGAAAAGAAGATTCACAATCTAATGAAGAAGAATGTTGGAACTCTTATCATTAAAGAGTATCCAACTGCTTCTGCACATGTGGGTCATTTTAAAACTCTTATGAGTGATCTCTCAATGAAGAAGAGTTTTAAACCTGACATCATCATGATTGACTATCTAAACATTTGTGCATCCTCTAGATATAAGGGAAGTATTGTTAACAGCTATACCTATGTTAAGGCTATTGCTGAGGAGCTACGAGGTCTTGCAGTCGAGTGTAATGTTCCTATTGTCACCGCTACCCAAACTACTCGTTCAGGTTATAATAGCTCTAATATTGAACTCACTGATACTTCTGAATCCTTTGGTCTCCCTGCCACTGCTGACCTTATGTTTGCTCTCATATCTACGGAAGAACTTGAACAAATGGGGCAGATTATGGTGAAACAACTGAAGAATCGTTACAATGATCTTTCTACAAATAGAAAGTTCTTGATCGGTGTTGATCGTGCAAAGATGCGACTTCATGACATCGAACAGTCTGCCCAAAGCGACCTACTTGACAGCGGGCAAGAAGCAGACTATAATACTGAAGATAAACCAAAACAAAACAAATTTGATGGCTTTAAGTTCTGAAACTATGACTAAGAAAATTGACTTTGAACGATATCAAGAATTTGTGGATGCGGTTACTAGCGACGCCTCTACTGATTTTCTCGCTCTTTCCGACCGCCTTGTTGCCCTTGACGAGAAGGGTGCCAATATTGAGCGACTACTTACTGCGGGTGTTGGTATTAATGCTGAGGGTGGGGAGTTTCTTGAAATCATCAAGAAGATGGTTTTCCAAGGAAAACCTTGGAACGACGATAACCGTGAGCATCTTATTATTGAACTCGGTGATATTATGTGGTATGTCGCTCAAGCCTGCATTGCTCTCGAAGTTGACTTCAATGAAGTTGTTGCTGGCAACGTAAAGAAACTTGAGAAGCGTTACCCTGGTGGTGCTTTTGATGTTTATTATTCTGAAAACCGTTCTGAGGATGACCGATGATTAAACTTGAACTTGAAACCGCAGAAGCTGCTGCACTAATGCAGCTTCTTCTCAAAGAGCAAGAAAACTATAGCTTTGAATTTGCTCCAGCTCGAATTGAAGTTATTAGGGGAGTTATCAATAAACTTGATGATTCTTATACTGATACTCTTCTGGCAGACAAAGAGGATGTGCTAGTTCCCGTTGGAGAAATCACACAACCATAAATAAAAAATATATGTTTTAAAATGCCAACATTTCTATCGCCAATCTTTGATCAATTCAAAGATGCGTACAAAATAGAAAAGAAGGTAATGAAGAATGATAGAGATGCAGCATTAGACTTGTATCTCTATTTTTCTGCATTTATGGATGACTTAATTTTAAAGAACAAGAAACAAAAAACTCAATACACAAAGTTAAAAAAACTTGGTCAAGATTACATTAAGTCAAACACAAAAGAAGTCGTTAAATTTATCAAATGAAAACCTTTCTACAGTTCATCTCAGAAGTCAAACATCCAGAACCTGAATTAGAACTAGAGGATATACGTGAGCAGTATATCAATGGAGATTTGTTTAAAGAGGGTTCTTTAGTCGAACAAGTCTCAACTGGAAAGATTGGAACTGTTATGCGACGCGGAACAAATTATCTAATCTGTCTAACAGATGAAGGGGATTTGTTTAAACCTTGGATTACCGATAGTAAGGAACTTTGATAAATAAATAAAAGTAGGTAAAATCTCAACGTAGGAATATGTCTAATCCTTGGCAGCAAGCATTTGAAGAACACAGAGATAACGTAGACAAGTCATATCTTGCTGAAAAGTATGGTCAGCATCAGAGTGATGACAAAGAAGAGACTCAAGCTCTCTATGACCTGCGTAATAAGTTGAAGAACATGGGCAAGGATGCTGTCATGGCATACCTTAAGCGTTCTAAGATGTCACCTGAAAGAAAGGCAAGACTTGCCCGCGAGTTAGGTGTATCTATTGTTGGTGAAGAATTTGTAGATGAAGGTCTAGGAAAACTTGCTGCTGTTGGCGCTGTTGGATACGGTCTCTATAAAGCGGGTCAACACCTTTATAAGAAAGGTAATGAAGCATTAGACAATGCTAGACAGAATGCAACTTTGAATAACAAACCATTTGGTGCTGGTGCTAGACAAAGAGCGATTGAGGCTGGAGCTGGCGTAAAACCAGGATATTTGAATCCAAATATGCAGAAACTTAGAAATTCATATGAACCAAAAGGTGACTTGGTTGACGAAAAGATTACCGCTAAGACTGACATGGGTGATGCAATCGCAGACTTCCAAGGTTCTAAAGATCCAAGACTAGCTGGTAGAACTAAGGAAGAAAGAAGAAAGGCTGCTATCGCTGCTGTTCTTCAAGCACGTAGAAAGGCAGAAAAGAGACAGAATG